AATCCTCTAACAAAATAGCACAAGAGAAAGGTGCATGTGAAGGTTTCTTACATACTAAGTATTCTGATGGCATTCTTCCAATAGATACTTACAAAAAGGACGTAGATGACATTACACCAAATGACCTTTCACTTGATTGGGGAAGTTTACGGGAGGACATACTCACTCACGGACTCAGGCACTCAACGTTGTCAGCACAGATGCCATCGGAGAGCAGTTCCGTTGTGTCAAATGCCACAAACGGAATTGAACCACCAAGAGATTTCTTGTCCATTAAAAAATCCAAGAAGGGACCTCTTAAGCAGATTGTTCCAGGCTATCCGTATTTAAAAAACAATTACACATTGCTATGGGATATGCCAAGCAATGATGGATACATAAAAGTTACAGCAGTCATACAAAAGTTTTTTGACCAAGCAATCTCAGGTAACTGGAGTTACAATCCAGAGAATTATCCTGGCGGTGAGGTTCCAACTTCTGTTATGGCAACTGATCTTCTGACCACATATAAATTTGGATGGAAGACATCATATTATCAGAACACATATGATGCTAAGAAAGATGGTGACGAACCTGCACATCCAATTGGATGGTATGATGAAGAGGAAAGAAAAAGTAAACTAGAAAGTTTACTTGCTGAGGTAGAGACAGCAGACGACGATTGCGAATCATGTAAGATCTAATGACACAGACACAAACTTGGAACGGCTATAGTAACGAAGAAAAATTTGATGGGGTAACGGTATTCAATACCAACCCTGTTGATAGTAAGAAGCAACCTATGTTCTTCGGACAACCTCTCGGTATGCAGAGATATGATGAGTTCAAGTATCCTGTATTTGATAAACTAACTACACAACAGTTAGGATATTTCTGGAGACCAGAGGAAGTATCACTGCAAAAAGATAGAGCAGATTATAAACTGCTGACACCAGAACAAAAGCATATATATACTTCAAATCTGAAGTACCAGATCATGCTTGACTCTGTACAGGGTCGTGCACCTGGTATGGCATTCATGCCTTATTGCTCTCTTCCAGAATTGGAGGGAGCAATGAATGTATGGCAACTCATGGAGATGATCCATAGTAGATCATACACCTACATAATTAAAAACGTGTACCCCAATCCAAGTGAAGTATTCGATACTATACTTGGAGATGACAAGATACTAGCTCGTGCAACCTCAGTAACTTCATCATACGATGCACTCATCAATCACGCACATGAATACGACAGTGGTAACATCTGGAGGATGGCTGCTGAAGGTCACCCATCTGGATCATATGACAGAAAAGAACTCAAAAGAAAACTCTATCGAGCCGTCCTCAACGTCAACATTCTTGAAGGTATTAGGTTCTATGTCTCCTTCGCTTGCTCGTTTGCATTTGGTGAACTCAAGGTTATGGAAGGATCCGCTAAGATTATCTCTCTTATCGCCAGAGATGAAAGCCAACATCTTGTCCTTACTCAACAGATCATCAAAGCCTGGCAAAATGGTGACGATGAAGAAATGGTGGACATCGCTGCAGAAGAAAAACCCAACATCATAAACATGTTTAAAAATGCTGTTGAAGAAGAGAAAGCATGGGCAGAGTATCTCTTCAAAGATGGTAGTATGATAGGACTGAATGAAAAACTATTGTCACAGTACGTAGAGTTTACTGCCAATCGTAGGCTGCGTGCTCTTGGTTTTGATCCACTGTATGACATTGGTATTAGGAACAATCCTTTACCATGGACACAGTATTGGTTGAACAGTAAAGGGCAACAAAATGCACCACAGGAAACAGAAATAGAATCATATGTTGTTGGAGGTATTAAACAAGACGTTCAACAAGATACTTTTAGTGGTTTTAAATTATGAATTATGATGAAACAAATTGGAGAAAAGACTATGCCGAGAACTTTTGCAACAACAAACGTCATCTCGAACTACTAGAGAACGGACCTAAAAGTTTATCTCAGGCATGGTTACTCGGTGCATTACATAACGAATGGAAAAAGATTAGAGGTATTAAAGAACCTCCCAGTAGAGAAACAGGATATCAAATATCAATGAAAGAGTGGTTTAAAAAATGGCATACCTAGTACACCCTCTACCTCTTAAAAAAGTATGGGTAAAGAAAGAATATCTTTATGATTTAGAGAAAGGTCATGGAGAACTTACGCCAGGTTTATGGATATCTGTAAGGAGCATACAGTCAAAAGCATTATACTTTGAGACATTACTAACTGACTACGGTGCTCTGTTTGACAAGTTACCTATCAGTGCATTTGTCTGGAAAGAAAACTATGATAGGGACAATCAATTACCTCTTGATGTACTACAATTGTGGGATTGCTTTGACTATAACATCACAGTCATACAGAAACCAATACTAGGTAGATGTCAGTTCTTTGGTAAGGATAAAAAATTACATGGAGGTGAGTATCAGTTCACTATTGATACTGCACATCCTGACAAGTCTGTTCTTGATGTAAATTTTTCAGAGCATGACCCAGAACATAAAACATTCAATATCATTGCACTAGACAACGGACAGTTTGCAGCACAGCCAAACAACAGATGTCAGTTCTTTGATAATAGTTTAGTAGATAATGACAACCTTAAGCAACCTGACTTTAAAGTATGCAGTCAGAATTACGCAGTAGAAACTTTACCTAAATGGTGGTCTGTAGGACACACAGATGAGTGGGCATACCGAACAGAAGAAGAGGAAAAGTTGACTAAATAGTTTTGGTATGCTAACATACCTATACGTTCATCCCCACAAGGGGACGCAAGTAAGCCGACTCGGAACGGGTTCGTTCATCCTATGATACATTTACTCGCACTATTAGTAGCCACTAGTTCTACATCTTGTGCAGATATATCTGAGAAGATTCAAAGGGCTAGAGATTCTGACCTCTCACCAGAGAGTAAGGAAGAGGTAATTGAACTTTTTAAGTATGATTTACCTGCGGTTATTGGTATCGAGTGTGATTGGGACGCAAAAGCCGACTGAAGGAACGGGTTTCATCCACCCTACTTTCAGGAGAAAGCCAATGACAACAGTTACTTACCGTGGTGTCAAGTATGACGCTGAAGAGTACAACGCAAAGGTGCTTGCCGAAGCATCAAAGAGAAACAGACACGATCTTATGTATCGTGGTTTGAAAGTTAATAGCAAGGCATCACCTTGTAGTTAGTTCTCTAGTTTATTCCCTGACTACATATGGTAGTCGGGGATTTTTTTATGCAACAGAGTAGATTAAAACAGTTAATCACAGAATTGGAGGATCTTTTAGCAGAATTAAAAACAGAAGTGTATGCGGATGCAAGTGCATACATTGACAGTAATGGAGAACAGTGGTATAGTGGTGATGACGATGACGGATACCCAGATTGATTATGAAAATCCCTGGTTATATAAAGGTACAGCTTTCACTACTAATGATATTGGCGACTTCTTCGGTTTTGTCTACAGGATTACAAATTTACAGAATGGTAGACAGTACATCGGAAGAAAATACTTCTATCAAAAGCGTAAACCCACTGGCGGTAAGAGAAGAGTTACAAAGGAGTCTGACTGGAAGCGGTACTACGGAAGCTCTGAGGAACTTAAACGAGACATTAAAGAGTTTGGTAAAGAAGTATTCAGAAGAGAAATTATAAGTCTACATAATACAAAGGGTTGGGTTAATTACGAAGAAACCCGACAACTCTTTCTAAATAATGTACTAAGTGAGACCGAGAATTATTATAACTCAAATATTCTTGGTCGCTATATGAAAAAAGATTACTATAATGAACAACGTACCACCTGCAATTAAACAGCAATGCGATCATCTACTAGAGTGGATGCAGAATCGTTGTGATACAATAGTAGAGAATAAACAGTACGAAGATATGTTTGCCTTGTATATGGAGTGGCACGAGTGGATAGAAGAAGACAATCCAAGTGTTATGGTGTTAGGACATTGGAATGAAGAAGAGTGATGTAGATTATCTTTATGGATGGGCACGAACACAAGATTTTCCCTTACGACGAGCACCTACTGCTGTTGGTTATTCTAACAAGGATATATATTTCTGCTGGTTGAAAGGACATAGAGAAGATCATGGTTGTGTTCGTAAAAGTATCATAGATGATCAAAGGGTAATAGATATTTTAGAAGATGATGAGATACTTCTTGCTACAATATCTCTCTTTGAATCAGGAACAGAATTAGGACCTCATAAAGATCCTCCAGTTTATAACAAAAGTAAAAATTCAAAACCAAAACAATACAGAAGAATACAAATACCTTTATACATACCATCCAATGAATGTTACATGATTTGGAAAGGAGAAAAAGTTCTCTGGGAAGAAGGAGTTCCACAAATATATGATGTTATGGATCATGTACATGAAGGGTATAATTATTCTGACGACGATATGATTTTTCTATTCATTGACATTTTAAAGAACGATGACAACAGTAACTTGCACTAAATGTAATAATACTATCACATCTAAACATGACCATGACTATCACATGTGTGGTTGTGACAATCAGACATATGTTTGTGGTGACACCTATGGTGGACTAGACATGAGTTATGTGGTAGCATTAACTGAACCTAAAGAAGAACAAGAAATTAGATTGGGAACCGAAGCACCACGAAGAAGAACAACTAGAATGATTGACGTAGATATTAGATGAATATTTTTCAGTATGATCAAGTAGTTTCACATTGGACTTTACAAATGTTAAAGACTGAGGTGGAGTTCTTGAATACATGTATGAATAAGAATGCTTGGATTGGTTTGTTTGATGAACCAGATAATCCTGTCGAGCAGTTTATTATAGACTCATATGATTTTCATTTCTCTGACAAGTGTAATAATGTAGTTGGATTTGAATGGTGGATACATGTTGTAGAAAAAAGCAATCATATGATCTTATTTCATGCTGACCATGATGAGCATTTGAGAGTAGAAAAAGATGAGATGAAGTATCCTATGTTGGGAACCTGTCTGTACCTAGATGATGATTCTAATCCCACTATATTTCTTGATACTCAACAGACTAGTGTATATGAAAAACAATTAGAACCTTTTCCTCCCACCAATGCTGTATTTTCTTATGCAGATGAGGGTAAGTTTTTAGTATATGATCCCACATATATACACGGGATATTACCAGGTAGTG